CTAAAAGAAACACCAATCCAGCTTTACAACATGCGGTGGAAGAATGTATAATTATATATAAGCTCTCCGAGGAACATGAAGATGGCATTTAACCCAGACCAATTTAAAAAGAAAAAGAAACGACTAGTCAATCCTGATGCGCCACCGCGCCCAAACTTATTAAGTCAGGACAAGAAACTGCGTGAAACTACAGAAGCATTTGGTAAACTACATGATATGGTAGCTAAACAACAGGCCGCTATTGATGATTTAAAATCTAAATACAACCGTATGCAACAGAGCATGGAACAGTTAATCAATTACGTGAGAAATAAACAGTGAGTAGTAGTTTAGAAATCAAATATGAAATGCAGGCATTTGATCGCAAGGATCGAGCTTATTATGACAATTTTACAGATGAAGATCGTAAAAAGTTTAGTACCTATCTAATGTTGAAATATGGTGCTAATACCAGCGGCAGTCGAGACCTACAGGCTTACTACTTGATGGCTACCAATGAGCGTGTAAATAAACATTTCTTTGAATTGGGTCGACATCCAAAGCTCCAATGGTTGTGTTGTACTAGTGTAAGTCCATCAATGGGTGGTCAGTTTCACTACTGGCTAAATGGTAAAAAGAAAGAGGGAGATAACAAAAGTCAAAAGTTCTTGGCCAAGTTATATCCAAATTTAAAAACAGATGAAATAGATCTACTAGCGAAAATCAATGACAAACGAGAACTTGCAGACATGGCACGCCGTCTCGGATTTGATGACAAGTCAATTAAAACCGAGCTATAAGTGTCGCTATTGTGATAAAGAATTCCGCAAAGAAAGTTCTTTAGCGGTACACTTGTGCGAACAAAAAAGACGTTGGCAGGAAGAACGAGAAACTGGTGTACAGTTTGGACTCCAGGCATATCTACGATTCTATGAACTAACACAGGGTTCGGCTAAGATGAAGTCTTATGCGGACTTTGTTGCCAGTCCTTACTATCGTGCGTTTGTCAAGTTTGGTCGTCACATGGTAGGTATACGTGCTGTTAACCCTCGTATGTTCATTGATTGGGTCATAAAAGAAAATAAGAAACTTGATCATTGGACACACGAAAAGGTATACTTAGAATATCTTCGAGGTTATATGCGCAAGGAAGCAGTACAGGATGCACTTGAACGAGCACTAAAGGAGATGCAGGATTATGCAGATGAACATCAAGAGTTTAAAAATGGATTTAGTGACTATTTTAGGTTTGGCAGTGTTAATCGCATCTGTCATCATATCGCTAATGGTAGGGTTAGTCCTTGGATCGTGTTTAATTGTTCTAGCGGTATCGCATTCCTTGATCAGCTCAGTGATGAGCAGATTGGTCTGGTACTGCCGTGGATTGATCCGGATTATTGGCAACAAAAATTTCGAGACTATGTAGCGGACACTGAATGGATAAAACAAATATTGAAGGAAGCGAATTTATGATTGCTGATGAATTGCGTGAATTATTTGATGAAATCAAAGCCGACATATCTCTGTTAAAAGCAGAAATAACATTGATAAGTTACGATACGACAAAACTACGTGAACAGTTGGATCGTATTGAACGCAATGCCTATGCACAGACGCAGGAATCTGTTGGACTAGCACCAGGCACACCACCACCAGACTTCCTGCCACCGGGGATGATGTGAAGTTTCAGTCCGACATTGACATAGACTTTGCTGATCGTCAACAGGTATTAGACCTGCTAAACGTCACTCCAGCTAGTATCATACGTGATGGTAAATTGACCAAGCATAACACAGGTGTATATGCCACAGACATACCAGTAGATCCATTCTCAGGTTCAGCTAGTTTGGATTATCAAGCAGCAGAAGCTCGTGGCTATATGAAACTGGACCTGCTGAATGTACATGTCTACAAACAAGTCAAGAGCGAAGAGCACTTGGTTAAACTCATGCAGGAGCCTGATTGGACCAAGTTATATGATACGTCAATATGTGCGCAGTTAATACACATCAACAATCACTATGATACCTTGCTTAAAATGCCCGAGCCGGTGGACAGTATTCCTAGACTGGCTATGTTCCTAGCTGTGATCCGTCCGGGTAAAAGACATTTGATAGGTCGTACTTGGAAAGAAGTTGCGGCTACTGTTTGGGATAAGGTCGAAGGTGAATACAGTTTCAAGAAAGCTCACGCGATTGCGTACAGCCAATTAGTTGTGGTGAATCTTAATTTACTTTGCGAACAAGTGTAATACTGCGACGTTTACTGCGTTTATTGGCTATTTCTTTAAGGCTTATGTAAGGCCCGTGTTTTATTTCTACATCTTTGCTGTTGAATGTTTTCAAACAGACACGGAATTCCACCCAATCCTGCTTTAAAAACACGTTGATAGGCACTAGCCTATTGCTTTCCCACCACCATTGATCCGCTAGTTCTAGGAATACCGTCTTCTGTGTGAGTGTGCGCAGAGCCGCATAGTCGTAGATAGTGGTGATCAACTCGTCTGAATTCTGTATGATCCCGATATAGTCATTGCCGCCATAGGTGATATAGCTGATAAACGGGTATTGATCCAAGAGTTTTTTGTAACTGTCTTCCATATGCGCCGCGATAAATATACTAAAGAGATCGAGACAGAATGCCTACAATCACAAGTTATTTAGCAATCCAAAAGATACCAGTAGAAGTTTTGGACTACAGCGATCCCACATTAAAAACGAGGTACCGACCAGTGTATGCACGCCCTATAAAAGTCTATCAAGGCATAGACAACCCACTACAAATAGTTGTTAAGAATCAGGATCAAAAACCTGCTAATCTCGTAGGCTACAGCGTTCGCGTTGACATACAGGACCCTGATAATCAGGTCACTGCTTATAGCTTTACTGCCAATGCCGCCAGTTCTTACACTAACTTAACCATTGGTACTACCACTGTAAACTTTTCAGCCAATGTGGTCAACAGCTTGGACCAACGTTTTTATAAAATTACCACACGTCTAATTAAAGTATCTGACAGTTCAGAGTCTCCACTGTACATGGACGACAACTTTGGTGTGCCTTTAGATTTAGAAGTATTACCAGCTTACTACGCCAGTTCAAATACCGTTATTAATCTCGGCGAAACTATTATTGATCCAGGACTATTGCCTTAATGACTATAACCTATAGCAACGTAGCAGTTACCAGCGTATTTCTTAAACGCGGTAACACCATACAAAACGACAGATACCTAGGCTTGACAGGAGAAGTCACTGTGGACACACAGGCCTATACACTACGCATACATGATGGTATAGGCACAGGCGGGCATGTAATACAATCTACTCCCGACCTAAGCAACATCTCTAGTAGTATCCTACCCAGTGCTAATGTAACCTATAGTCTAGGCAGTCTAACACGCCAATGGAAGGATTTGTTTGTCAGTAACAACACTATCTATATGGGTGGTACACCACTAACCATTAATAGTAGTGGACAACTGACAGTTGGTGGTAACTTAGTAACTGGTGGCGGAACATCATACAGCAATGTCAATACAGCAGCCTATACACAGACCATGGGCTACACCAATTATAGTAATGTCAATGTAGCCGCCTACTTGACTACACAGGGGGTCACTGGTGGTAGTTATAGTAATGTCAATGCCACATCATTGATAACCAGTTTAGGGTTGACTAATTACAGCAATGTCAATGTAGCAGCCTATACACAGACCATGGGCTATACCAACTATAGTAACGTTAATGTCGCTGCCTATACTCAGACCATGGGTTTCCAAAACTATGGTAATGTTAATGTATCAGCATTGATAACAACAAATGCACTAACAAATTACAGTAACGTCAATTTAACCGCTTATCTAGGCGGATCTGTGACCATAGGTGGCAATTTAACTGTTAATGGTAACTTATTCCTTAACGGAAATACCACGTTACTCAACACTAACAATTTAATCATCAATGATAATATTATCTATTTTGCCAATGCCAATCCAGCTAACTCATTAGACATTGGTTTTGTTGGACATTTTACTGCTACTAGATATCAACACACAGGGTTGGTCCGCCAAGCGACCAGCGGCCAATGGCAATTGTTCAGCAATGTGGTAGCTGAGCCTGGTAATACCATTGACTTTACCAATGCCATCTACGATGACATCAGAGTTGGTAATATCACGTCACCAACTATCACAGGTATCAATGCCAACGTAGCAGCCGCCAACATTGGTATCATTGGTTATATAGATCAAGCTAATACAATACAGTCAGCACAACTAACTGCGGCCAATACTGCCTGGGCCGCAAATGCCAGTGCTCAACAGACATTAATTAGTTCATTACAAAGTAATGCTGCGACACAAAGCGATTTAATCATTGGTATCAATGCTAACGTAACCGCAGCCAACACTGGTATGCGAGGCTATGTTGATAGCCAAACATTCTACAGCAATGCTCGTGTAGCAACTTACTTACAGTCAGGCAATATCGCTAATATATCAGCGGCAGGTAATGTAACTGCTACCTACTTCCTAGGTAATGGGGCACTACTAACTGGCATAGTCGCATCAGGTGGTGGAGGAACGAACTATTCAAACACCAATGTAATCGCTTACTTGAATGCCACTGGTTATAATCTATATTCAAACGTTAACGTAGCGGCTTATCTAGCTGGTACCAGTTATACTGGCTATTCTAATGTCAATGTTAATGCTTGGTTTAGTGGTAATATCTTTGCAAGCCTATATAGCAACGTCAACGTTGCTGCATACCTAGCTGGTAATGTCACGGTAGGTAACTTAACCACTACCAGTGCCAATATAACCACAAACTTAACTGTAGGCAGTTATTTGACAACATCGGGTTCGGGTGGTAATATCAGTGGTGTTAACTATATCACCGCCAATAACATAGTTGGTACATCAGCCAACACTACTATTACAGCAGGCACATTTACCTCAACATTTAACAATGCTGGTAATGTTATCTTACCAAACGTCTACGTCAGTGGCAACGTCACAGCAAATTATATCTTAGGCAATGGTGCCTTACTAACTGGCATTGTCGCAGGTGGTAGCAGTAATTATAGTAATACCAACGTTATCGCTTACTTGAATGCTACTGGATATAACTTATATTCAAACACTAATGTTATCGCATACTTGAACGCAACTGGTTATAACTTATATTCAAACGTTAACCTAATAGCTTACCTAGCTGGAAATATCACCACAGGCAACGTCACAGCCACAGGTTTCATTGGTAATGGTGCTGGACTAACCAATGTGACATTCAGTCAAGCTGGTAACATCGTTGGTACACAAAGCAATGTGACCTTACAAGCTGGCACATTCACTAGTGTGTTTAATAACCAAGGCAATGTAACAATGCCTAATGTTTATGTGTCTGGCAATGTAACCACAGGTGGATACTTTATTGGTAACGGTGCGCTGTTAACTGGTATTGTCGCATCAGGTAGCGGAACTAACTATTCAAACGTCAACGTAATCGCTTACCTAGCTGGTAACGTTACCATGGGTACTGCCACAGGTAATACCACAGTTAGCCTAGGCGGGCCAACTGCTCCAGACGCTACTTTCCCTTCACAGATTGCCTTAGGTATTAACAATACCTTGTATGGAAATGCCCTTGGATTGGCTAATGTAAGTTTTACCACAGGTGTCCAATACTTTGGTAATTTAACCGCTTCAGTACCTCACAGAACTTCCGGTATATACGATGCGAGGATCTTTAGCAGCCTACCCCAGATTGGTGCAAACACCAGCATAACCAGTTTAATACATTTCAGCGCACAGACACCAACGACTGGTATATCCTCGACAGCCAATATATTGCAACAATACGGCGGGTCGGCTTACCTAGTAGGGTCAGCTTCTACCGGATCAAACATCGCTACCAGCGCAGGTTGGGCAGCTAATGTTAGATATGCTGGTAATAACTACAGTTTCCTCAGCCAG